GCGCTATTACAGGCGACAAACGCGACTGACGAGGAGATGGAGGTCTGTTATAAAGTGCTGGGATGTCATGATGTGACTTATCCAAAACGTCTTAGCGAAGGTAACCCCGATCTTGAAGGGTTTACGATGCTTAACGGACAACTGATGGGTTCTGTTCTGTCCTTTCCTGTTCTCTGTGCGATCAATCTCGCCGCGTACTGGTGTGCGCTAGAGGAGTATACAGGAAGGACGTTCAGAAAGGAGCAATTACCTGTTCTGGTAAATGGTGATGACATCCTGTTTAAGTCCAACCGGGCTTTTTACGAGGTATGGAAGAAGTGGGTCGCACGTGCTGGCTTCTCACTCTCCTTGGGCAAGAATTATATTTCTCCCAATTTCATCACTGTAAACTCAGAATCTTGGATCCATAAGGGGGGCAGCACCTTCAAGAAAGTGCCTTTCCTCAATTGTGGCCTGCTTTTGCAAGAGGCCGATGGACCATGTAAGGTTCCGCTCCGAAGAGAAACCGCAGAAAGACCACTCATTCCGAAACTCCAATGGATTTTGGATAACGCTAATAATCCTGCTCGTGCTTACGACAGAATCAAGCATTATTGGCGAAAGAGTATTGCCATCCACACCGATAACGGACGCTATAGTTTATGCGCCCCGGTTGAGCTTGGTGGTTGTGGTCTACGTCTGCCCGACTGTTGTCGGCAGGGGGTTTACTTCACTGCGTTCCAGCAACTCTTAGCTGGAAAGTCCCATCAGCAGTACAAGAATTTCGAAGGAAACGAAATCCGGGAGCGTCCGAAGACCGGCTACGAGCGAATCGCTATGGCCGACACTGGACCGCCTTCAAACCCGGTGGTAACGTTCGACAGACTAGGTGTAGCTGTCCTTCGTTCTCCGACTGAGCCTTGTAGAGATGAAACAGAGGTTCGTTTCTCCGATCGCAACGCCAGCATACGTGTAGCTGACGATTTACATACAGCGCAAAATTCCAGTTATCAATTGGCTGAGCGCGCTACATTTGCGATTAAAACGATACCTCGACGTCGACTTAACAAAGTCTTTCAAGAGGAGTGTAAGATTAGCAAACCGTTCACCTTCGCTTTAGAGGTGCGGAAACAATTGACTGCGTGTGCTGAATATGTACACATACAGGGGCCAACTGACGACGCTTCCCTGCCATCTTCGGAGTCACTGGACGACCTGCTTGCTGATGCGAGCAGCTCTGGTGAGCCGGATGATGGAAATATAGCAGAAATGGCTACGGAATTCCCGTTTCTGAACTTAATCAGTCTTGACAATTCCGTACCTTGTCCCGCTAGGGGCGAGGTGTCTTGTTGCTAATCAATCCCCTTCGGGGGAGTGGTGGTGACCTTGGGTTTGCACCCTTGGCCATCTTGACTACTTGTCGCTAAATTACTATTAGACGACATTATATATATTGTCTCACCACTTCTGACGTCTCAATATCCAAGTTATGACGAATCGCCGAATTGCAATTTCATCGGCACAAGCCCAATCTCTCATTCTCGGCGCCGGTAACGGAGCTCCTCGTAGGAGGCAGCGTCCAAGGCAACGAAATGGGAGGCAAGGTGGGAGGAGAGCTAGAGCTGACATTGTCTTGGCACAAGGTGTCGGTAAGACTGTCACTCGGGCTTTCGGAGGGAAGGGCCACAAGCTTGGCAACGGCAGAATGTCCGCCGGCCTCGCTGGGTGGGACGCGTTCCATCCATATCACCTTCCTCTTCCTCGGGCTGTTGCTCCTTACACTATTGTTCGTACCACGGCGTTGATTTCTTCGCCGGCTAAAGTGAACATCATTGGATCCTACGGTTTCAATGACTTGTTCGGCCTTGCCAAATGGTCAACAGTGGGGATGGTTTCGAGTATTAACCAAGCGAACCAGATCAGAGATACTGGCCCGTCTAATGCGTTTATACACAATCTACCATTCCCTGGTGCGAACTCGTCCGACGGCACTAGCTTTACTGCTGTGCCCGCCGCTGTGTCCGTTCAGGTCATGAATCCAAATCCGCTTGTTAGCAGTGCTGGTATCATTGCTGGTGCCGTTAGTGGTACCCAGCTTGACCTTCGGGATAGGAGCCAAACTTGGAATAACTTTGCTAAAGAGTACGTCTCATTCATGCGACCGCGACTGATGTCGGCAGGCAAACTTTCATTACGGGGGGTCCAAGCGGACTCGTTTCCCATGAATATGTCAGCCTTATCAGACTTTCGTCCGGTCGAAGCGAGTGAAGACGATGCGGTATCTTGGGATGCCAGTGCCGACTTTCAATGTCAGGGGTTCTCCCCGATTGTTATTGTCAATTATGGCGCTGATCTCGCTGAGCCGCTTGTACTCAATTACCTGATAACCGTCGAGTGGCGTGTTCGCTTCGATATAAGCAACCCTGCCGTCGCGTCGCATTCCAACCATGGAATTACGTCGGACGCGCATTGGAGTTCTTTAATCCAAGCAGCCGCTCAGAAAGGTTCAGGTATGATGGATATTGCGGAGAAAGTTGCGAATTATGGGTCTGCTGCCGTGTCGGCATACAAGACCATATCGCCCATTGTGCAAGGCACAGTTCTCCCGCTGATGGCCTAGGCCCAGCGTTATCCTGTTTCATCTTTGCTAGTCTGCTAGCAGCCATTCTTTGATGACTTTCGTTTTCGTTTGTACGTTGACCTGATGATGGGGAGTCCACCTGTAGACACTATGTGCCGGACAAGGTATTACATCCTGATAGACGCCGG